TGCTTGCACCCATCCGGGAATCCGTGCTATAACCGAGGCACCTAGATTTTCAATCACAGCCCTCCGACTGACTAGGCAGACTTCTCCTCAGAGACGGCGGGTGCAGAATGAGGAAAAATCATGGGCTTCGCCACTATTTCTGGTCCGTTGCGTGCGGGCACGGTTTCCAACACCACGGGCACCACTGCGGGCACGATCCGCAATACTGGTGTGGTGCAGTTGGTTCAAACCGTAACGCTCCCCTTCGCGTCTATTAACGCTAGCCTTACCGGCACTGCGTTTGTTCTTCCGGCTGGTGCTATTCTGCACTCGCTCACGTTCTTCACAACGTCCACGTTCAGCGCCGCAACCACGGTCAAGTTGTCTATTGGCGCAACAGACATCGTGGCTGCAACTACGGTTACCGGGCCATCCAATCCTGCGGCTATGACTGGCGCAACGGCTTCCAATGCCGTGACTTCGTTGTGGGCCAACGTGGGTGCAACGGACGCGATTGTCACTTACACGGCTACGGGAACTGGTTTGACCACGGGCTCGGTGACGATTGTTTGTGTTTACGCACAACGCTCCGCTGACGGCACTCAGAATCCGGCTACCTTGTAAAACCAATCGCACTGATTAGGAGGCGTTTATGCGTCCTGTAAGAGTATCAGTTGGGTTGCAGGCTGCTTCTAGTCCGATCCTTCTAGATGTAAACAACGGCCCGTTCAATGTTGGCCTGGGTGTGGCGGTGACGGGAGGGGCAACCCTAACGTACACAGTGCAGCACACTTTTGATGATGTGTGGGCAGCAAACTTTGATCCGGCAACTGCGGTTTGGTATCCCAATACCAACTTAGCGGCCAAGACGGCATCTTTGGACGGTAACTATGCGTTCCCAGTAACTGCCGTCAGGCTTAATGTAACTGCGTGGACAAGCGGCACGGCTACCTTGACGGTGGTTCAGGCTGGCATGCCAGGAAGGTAACTATGAGCATTGATATTGGAGCGTTGCGCAAGTTTCAAGATTTGTGGGGACCGGTACTTGAGACTATTCCTGCCGTAATTGAAGCCACCGCCAAGCAAGACGATCTAGCCAGAGCTATCGCTGCTCAGAACAAGTTGCCGCTCGCAGAAAATCATTTTGTTCAAGGATGGGCGGTATGCCTGGCCCAATGAAAGACGAGAAGGGCAAGCCTACTCGCAAGGCGCTTTCTCTCAAAGCCTGGAACTGCTAGTTCTATAAAGGGCAGATGTGAAAATTGCACACTACATTGGTAGGCACCAGAACGACGATATTTTTGCTCGTATCGGGTGGGCGTGCACGCGGGCTGTTCAGCGCGGCAAGTTCAAACAGTGCACCCATGTAGAAGCAATTTTGGCAGAGCATGAAAACGGCAAAGTAACTATTGCCAGCAGCAGCTTGCGAGACAAAGGCGTCCGAGTAAAGAGAACAAGACTGTTTCGTGGTTCTTGGATTATTGCTGATGTTCCTCAATGGGAAGTGGAAAAATCCATAGCCCTTCTATCGGAAACATACGGCGTGCCATATGATCTTTTTGGGGCTCTTGCTACAGTGTTTCCAACTAGGCAAAACAAGAAACAGTTTTTTTGTACCGAATGGGTAGCGTTTCCATTTTTGCAGAGCCCACATATTTTTGGCCCGGCTCAATTTGCTGCAATTACTTTGAGCATTGGCAAAGATGTTACAGAACAATTTTTTGCTGATAGGGGTGAGTGATGCCAGAACCAACAACCACCTCTGTAGCAAGCGTAGCGGCTGCTATATCTAGCGTCACGTTGGCTCTGCTTGGGGTTGACTATCACTCTTTGCTGTATGGATTGGTTGGCGCTCTTATTGCGGTGGGTCAATCTGAACACACAGGTCGATGGAAAGCGGTTGTTAGCGTTGTGCTTTCAACTATCGCAGGATCGGTTCTTGGAACCGTTGCTGTTGAAGCGTTTAATTTGACTGGAAAAACATCGCTTCTTTTAGGTTGTATTGTTGGCGGCGCTGGAGCGCAGGCTCTTGTTCTTGGTCTTGTGAATGTCGCCAATTCTCAAATTGAAAGAATTGGCGGAAAGAAGTCATGAAATACACAATCCTGGTTCCTGTGGCTTATGTGCTGCTGGCCTGTATTTGTAGACTTAACGTAATGACTCCGCGAACTAGCAGCGTCCTATGGAGATTGACGTATATTCTCTTGGCTTCATGGACCGGATGGTTTGCCGCAGATGTTTTGAAATCTGGAGTCATTCATATTAAGGATGCCGTAGGGGTGCTTTCGTTGTCTCTATACATCTACTTGACAAAAGCCAAATGGATTGCAGGCGTCCCTGAAGTTGCGCAACAGAAAGTTAACTTTTCTTCCTCATGCAAGGAGTAATCATGGCTACAAAGAAACTGCCGCCCTTCATGGGCAAAGAGACCAAGGCTGAAGAAGCCAAGGAAATGAAGATCAAAGCCAAGAGCCCTGCGCTGTATCGCAAGGGCGAAAAAGCCGAGGATATTCACGGCAAGACTGGCAAGGAAAAGCCGACCATGTATGCTCGCGGTGGCGGCATTGAGTCCAAGGGAAAGACTAAGGGTAAGATGATGATGCGTGGCGGAAAGTGCTAAGGAACTATCATGGCTGAATATCAAAAGGAAATGGGTCCACCCCCGGTTGATGTTGACCAGTTGTCTGCGCTGCCGCCTATGCGGCGTCAATCAGCCGAGAAAAAGGCCGAGGCACAGACTGAGAAGGATTACCCTCAGTCCGACAAAATGCCGGTAAAGAAGTTTGCCAAGGGCGGAAACATTGATGGCTGTGCACAGCGTGGCAAGACCAAGGGAATGGTGCGATGAAGGCCAGCCGGGGGATGGGGGCTATTTCTGCGGCCAAACGCCCCCAGCAGAAGAATCGCCGGGACGATACTTCGTTTACTCAGTACGCTGACGGCGGAGAAGTTGACTCCGATCTTGAGGCTATGAGACGCGCCAATGCTAAGAACAAGGCTGCGCGCCTAGCGGCGGCAATGGCTGGAGTTCGTGGAGAAGGTGCCCCCGCTTCTAAGGCATATTCAAAGCCGACGACGCCGGAAGCCAAAAAAGTTGAACGCCCTAACTTTGCTAACCCCAAAGACGTTCAGCGGTACAGGGAAGAAACGCAAGCCATTCCTGAGCTTGCCAAAGGCGGGTGGATCAAAGACGCCATCAAGAAGCCTGGCGCTTTGCGAGAAGCCCTTGACGTGAAGGAAGGCAAGACGATCCCGTCGAAGAAGCTCGAAGCCGCTGCAAAGAAGCCCGGTAAAATGGGGCAGCGCGCACGCTTGGCGCAAACGCTTAAAGGCTTCAAATGACAACCTCCGGCACCACAAACTTTAACCTCGATTTGTCTGAAATCGTTGAGGAATGCTTTGAGCGTTGTGGCGCCGAGTTGCGCAGTGGATATGATTTGCGTACCGCTCGTAGGTCTTTGAATCTTCTTCTGGCAGACTGGGCCAATCGCGGGATTAACCTCTGGACTGTTGAAAGCGGCTCAATCACTCTGATCCCTGGCACGGCGACTTACAACCTACCAAACGATACGGTTGACCTTATTGAGCATGTGATTCGTACTGGCGTCGGCAGTGCTTCGACCCAGACTGACCTGACCATCACGCGGATCAGTGTCTCAACGTATTCATCGATCCCCAACAAACTGTCTCCCGGTAGGCCGATTCAGGTCTATATCAATCGGCAGAGCCCCACCCCAAACATCACAGTATGGCCGGTGCCTGATAACTCTCAGACGTACACGTTCACTTATTGGCGGCTTCGCCGGATTCAGGATGCGGGTACAGGAGCGGAGACGCAGGATGTACCGTTTCGCTTTCTACCTGCTCTTGTCGCTGGCCTTTCTTATTACCTGTCGATGAAAATTCCTGGGGCGATGGAACGTATGGTGCCGTTGAAGGCTCAATATGACGAAGCCTGGAGCAATGCTAGTTCCGAGGACCGTGATCGCGCAGCGGTTAGATTCGTCCCGCGTCAGATGTTCCTATGAGTAATCGGTTCGCCAACGGCTCAAAGGCAATCGCGGAATGCGATGTATGCGGCTTTCGGTTTAAGCTCAAGGAACTGAAGAACCTTGTAGTCAAGACTAAGCAGGTATCAATCAAAGCCTGCCGACAGTGCTGGACCCCAGATCAACCGCAGCTTCAGCTTGGCATGTATCCAGTCGAAGACCCCCAGGCTATCCGTGATCCTCGTCCTGACCGGGCCGGATACTACGGAACTGGCGGTAGCCGGATATTTGAGTGGGGCTGGGCGCCGGTTGGCGGTTCTCGTTCTTTTGATGCCCCGTTGACTCCTAATGCCTTGTCGGCAAGAGGGGTTGTTGGTACAGTGACGACAAATTAAAGTCAAGGAGTTTCTATGAAACTGACGCCTGAGAAAGCCGTGAAAAAGCATGAGAAGCGCATGCACCCCGGCAAGACGCCTTCCTTTAAAAAGGGTGGCCCCACGACTGAGGACCGCGCCAAGTTTGGCAAGCAGATGTCCCGCGTTCTGAATCAAAAGTCGGGGTGAGCCATGATGAAGCCTAAGAAAGTTGCCAACCCTGATATGGGTCCTGGCATCGCCAAGCCCGAGGATTATGCGATGTCCATTAAAGACGTTCGCAGCAAGCCCTATGAGGAAGTGAAAACTTCTGGCATCAAAATTCGCGGCACCGGCGCTGCTACGAAGGGTGTTACTGCCCGAGGGCCGATGGCGTGAATTACGCGGAACTTGTTGTTGCGGTTTCTGATTCTACGGAGAATATATTTTCTGCGACTGACTTCGCCACGATGACGAAGCTCGCAGAGCAGAGGATTTACAACTCTGTTCAGCTTCCAAATCTTCGCAAGACTTCCACGCTAACGCTTGTTCCATCGGTTCCGCTGCTGGTTGCTCCGACTGATTTCTTGTCCTCATTCTCCCTAGCTGTCATCGCTGCTACGGGGGAGTTCAGCTTTCTGCTGAACAAGGATGTGAACTTTATTCGTGAGGCGTACCCGAACCCGACAACGACAGGGGTGCCAAAGTATTACGCCCTGTATGGAACTCAGACGGGGACTCCAAAGGTGCAATCGTTCCTACTTGGCCCGACTCCTGCCGCTGCCTTGAGCGCGGAACTGAACTACTTCTACTACCCTGAGAGCATCGTCACTGCTTCGACAACGTGGCTTGGTGATAACTTTGATTCCGTCCTGTTCAACGCAGTGATGGTCGAAACTGCTCGGTACATGAAGCAGGAGAAGGACATCGTGGATATGATGGACAAAGAGTATCAGCAATCAATCGTGCTGCTGAAGAATCTGGGCGACGGCAAGGATCGTGGCGATGCCTATCGTTCCGGCCAGGTAAGAGCTAGGGTGTCCTGATGGCTATCGCTCAGGGGCTATGCTCATCGTTCAAGCTCGAATCGTGGCAGGCAATCCATGACCTGAGCACTGATGTGCTAAAACTAGCACTCTACAAAAGTACGGCTGACATCAACGCAAGCACGACGGTCTACATTACAACGGACGAAGTGGTCGGGGCTGGTTACACCGCAGGGGGCGTGACGCTGGCTGGGCAAAGTCTGGTGCTTGGGTCTGGGGTTGCGTACCTGACGTTCAACAACCCTGCGTGGACTGGCACTTCGTTCTTGACACGGGCGGCGCTGATCTACAACTCAACCAAAGCTAATCGAGCGATTGCAGTGCTTGACTTCGGTGCGGACAAAACGGCTTCTGGTAACTTTACAATTCAGTTGCCCACCGCAGGCCCCACCACTGCCGTTATTCGTATGGAGTAATACATGGCTACCTATAGCAGTCGGCTTCGCCTGACACTCCCCGCCACTGGTGAGTACGTCAATTCCTGGGGTGCTGTTGTCAACGACGGCATTACCGCCCTGGTGGATGATTCCATTTCCGGAACCGCAGCTATCACCATTGCCGGGACTGACTACACCCTGACAAGTGTGAACGGCTCCACCGACGAAGCTCGGCGTATGTTCATTGTGGCTACGGGAACCCCTGGCGCTGCGCGGAATGTGATCTGCCCTGCGGTGACCAAGCTCTACAGCATCACCAACAACACCACGGGCGGCTTCGCGCTGACCCTGAAAACGTCTGCTGGTACGGGGATCAGCGTCCCTAACGGCGCGACCATGCTGCTCAAGTGCGACGGTACGAACGTAGTCCAGGCGGCGAGTACCTTCGCTGATATTACTTAC